GTATGAGGCAGGTATTTATAATTGCATATCTGTACCAAATGGTACTGCTCCAAAAGGAAGCATGCAATTAAAATATCTAGACAACTGTTATGAATACTTTGTAAATAAAAAGAAAATCATAATTGCTACAGACAATGATGATGTTGGTAAACTTCTTAAAGAAGAACTGTCAAGGCGTCTTGGTAAAGAAATCTGTTATCAAATAGAGTACCCAATTGATTGTAAAGATTCCAATGATATATTAAACAAACATGGTAAAAGTGTACTTAAAGATATAGTAGATAACGCCAAACAATTCCCAATAGAGGGTATAGTATCTAATGAAGAGATAGAGCAGGATGTTTGGGATTATTATAAAAATGGATACCCTAAAGGAATTGAGGTTGGAATACCTGGTTTTGATGAACATGTTAGACTAATGGAAGGACAAATGACAGTTGTGACAGGTATACCAGGTTCTGGAAAGAGTGAGTTCACTGACTACATTATGTCAAGAACTTCTATAAACCATGGTTGGAAATGGGCTATTTGTTCATTTGAAAATACTCCACCTGTATTCCATGCTACAAAACTCATTGAGAAGCTATCTGGAAGGTCGTTTGACCATAGAATTGACCCAACTAATAGAGTATCAGAGTTTGAATTAGACATTGTTATTGGCCATCTAAAGGAGAATTTTAGTTTTATAAATACAAGTGAGACTGATATATCAATCGATGGAATACTATCTAAAACAACTGAGTTAGTATTAAGGAAAGGAATTAAAGGTCTACTAATAGATCCATGGAATTACATAGAACATAATATACCAAATGGATACAGCGAGACTCAATACGTAAGCGAATGCCTAACCAAAATAAAAAAGACAGCACTAAAACTAGGCATCCATATTATAATAATTGCCCACCCAACTAAACTACAGAAAGACAAAGTGACTGGAAAATATGAGGTTCCTACACTATATTCCATATCTGGATCAGCTCACTTTTTCAATAAAACAGACAACGGGATTACAGTTTATAGAGACTTTTCTACTAACCTTGTTACTATTTATATTCAAAAAGTAAGGTATTCTTGGCTAGGAAAAATAGGTTTTATATCGTTTAATTATAATACGTTTACAAGGCAATATGAGTACACTATTTGATCTAACTCTTCCTATAACAAGAAATACCATCACTAGTTTTATGAACAAAAAATTTAACTCCAGGTACTTTTCTTTCAAAATTACGAGAGCAATTTATAACATTCATATAAATCCTACGGTGTTCTATTTTATCATCAGGATCTTGAAAAATATTAAAACAATCACCTACTTGAAGCTCATGAAATGGATAAACACGGCCACGGCATCTTTCAAATACAGGGCTTTCTACTTGTCTTTCAATGTTGATTTTCATATAAAATTTTATTACAAATATACTATGTTATAATGATATAAGAGAGTATAATGTTAAATCTTGATATAATGTTAAAAGAGAGTATAATAAGTCAAAAGTAGGTGTTGATAATCAATTAGTTAATAACACTGTTATAGCAAGCATTTTCTTGTGTTATGGATGTGTTATAACTATAAATATAAATACAGTGTGCGTGTTGTTCGCTAACGCGAACACGCACTTAAAAAAAAGGATTAATTTTAACCGTGGATACAAAAAAGATTCTAGAAGAAATTTACAAATCAAATGAGTTGAAAGACTGCGTATCCAGGATTAGACCAGTTAGCATACAACAGGATGTTTTACAATGTACATTCACTGAACTACTACTAAAAGATGAAAGCATAATACTAGATTTGTATATCAGGAACAAATTGATGGCATATATTGCAAAAATGCTTTACAATATGGTTAGATGGGAAAGAGGATCATTTAGATCATCAGAATCAAAAGAGGTATTTGTTGAAGAACTTCCTGATGTTGTTGATGAACAAAAGATAGAAATAATTGTTGTACCTTTACAAAAGATTCACTGGTATGAAGCTAAGATCTTAGAGTTGTATGCTGAGTTTGGAACCTATAGGAAAGTAGCTGAAGTAACAGGGATTCCACATATATCGATTTATCACACAGTACAAAAAGCCAGAAAAAACATTAAAAAACATATAGACTTATGACAAATTTACAGTACCTCTACGATCGGGTTAAGATCGGAATAGATGCTCACCCTTCGGATATTGAACTAGAACAATTAGTTTTGTTAGCTAATGAGATTAATCCTGAATTACCATGGGTAGTTAAAGGATGCCAATCTTGCGTAAATGAATTAGTACGTTTTGTATTTGAAAACCAAAAACCAGTAGAAGATGCCAACGAAGAAGGGTAGAGGAAAGTACATTGAAACTCCTGAAGTACTTTGGGAGTTGTTTCAAGAGTATCGTAAAGATGCCAAGAGTAAACCATTTGTAGTTACAGATTGGGTAGGTGGTATGGGTATGCAAGTTGAAAGAAAGAAGGAAAGACCATTAACTATGGAAGGATTTAGCATTTTTTGCTGGGATAAGATAAGCCAGATTAAAGATTATTTTGCTAATACTGGAGGTAATTACACGGAATATCTACCTATCTGCTCGCTTATAAAGGAATGTATCAGAGAAGATCAAATTGGCGGTGGTATGGCTGGAATCTACAATCCGTCGATCACACAGCGCTTAAATGGACTAGTAGAGAAGACTCAAACTGATGTTAAGGTAGAACAAGGGTTGTTCCCTGATGTAAAACCTGAATAATGGGATTCATACGTACTACAGCGATCAACAAGATCCTTAAACTAAAAAGGTTCATCCGTGGTGTTCAAGGTGGAACATCAGCTGGAAAGACGTATGCAATACTTCCAATCTTGATTGACATAGCTGCAAAATCTCCATTTAGTGAAATCTCGGTTGTGGCCGAATCGATACCTCACTTGAAAAGAGGTGCAATGAAAGACTTCAAGAAGATCATGTTTGAAACAGGAAGATGGTTTGAAGACAGGTGGAATGCAACAGACTTTAAGTACACATTTGCTAATGGTTCACAAATAGAGTTCTTTTCAGCCGATAATGATGCTAAACTTAGAGGAGCAAGAAGAGATTGGTTGTACATGAATGAGTCAAACAATATGACTTTTCATGCTTACACAGAGCTTGCATCAAGGACAAAGAAAGGAGTTTATCTAGATTGGAATCCTACTAATCCATTCTGGTTCCACGATGAGTTGATCAATGATTCAGATGTAGATTTTCTGATCATTAACTACACGGACAACGAGGCTTGTCCAGAATCAGCATTGAACTTTATCTTAAAGGCTAAAGAAAAGGCAGAAAAAGGATCATCATTCTGGACTAATTGGTTCAGGGTTTATGGTCTTGGTGAGATAGGATCACTGGATGGAGTAGTGTTTAACAACTGGCAACAGTGTGATTCTATACCTAAAGAAGCTGAGTTTATAGCTTATGGTCTAGACTGGGGCTTCACAAATGATCCCACGGCCTTAATAGAGGCTTATAGGCATGACGGGATTATTTATGTGAATGAATTATTGTACCAGACAAAACTGACTAACAGCGAGGTTGTAATGCGTTTAAAGCAATATGGAGTACATAGCAGTCAATGTATAGTTGCTGACAGCGCAGAACCTAAATCAATCCAGGATCTTAGCAACGCTGGGTTTTACATGGAAGCAGCTAGGAAAGGTCCAGACTCAATTAAAGCCTCAATAGACAGGTTACAACAGTACGATATTAGAGTGACTAAAAATAGTCTAAACCTAGTTAAGGAATTGAGACAATATAGGTGGGCAAAGGACAGGGAAGGAAGATCACTAAATGCTCCAGAAGACATAATGAACCACGCTATCGACGCTTTAAGATACATAGGATTGAATAAGTTAAGCCAGTATGAGAACTCAGGAAACTATTCATTTGCTGAAGATGATTATTGATTTGTGTTTAGTTGGTTAGTAATTTGATTCCCCGGTATTTCTATACCGGGGTTTTTTATAGAAACAAAACTTAAAAAACAACCACATAGAATATATGACGTTAGCGGAGTATCAACGTATAGCAGGATTCTGGAACTCAGAAAATGATGAGATTACCCAAATTGCACTAATAGTTTGTGATCTATATGGCTTTACTTATGACGAGGTTAACAATATGAATCCTAAAAAGTTTTTGAAGCTATCAAAAAAGGTAGAAAAGTCTTTTGTAGGTATAGATGAAAAACCTTGGTACAGTCAACTGAATTTAAATGTTGACGCTTTTAGTATTACCTTTGGACAGTTTATAGAGGTTCAGCACTTTTTAAAAATTGGTGAAATAGATGCCATTCATCTTGTTGCAGCTTCTATATGGGATGATAAGCAAGATCATAAAGTTAAGGCTGAAATACTTTTAAATAAAAACATAAGACATGTCCTTAAAGATGTTAGCACCTTCCTTGTTTCGTTTGCTGAGCTCCTTAATTCATACAAAGGTTTATTTGAAACGGAAGAGTCGGTCGATGAAGATGAAGATGCAAAAGTAGAAAAACCTCATCCATTTATAGAACAATATGGATGGATCTATTCTGCTAAACAAGTAGCAGAACATGAATGTATTACTTTAGATAAGGCGTTTGAACTACCTGTTCTTCAAGCATTTAACACATTGGCCTACCTTAAATCATATCAATCTTACCAAAAACATATTAGCAAGTAATGGCTAAATCAGTTGTACATAGCGTATTAGAGGACACGGACATTGAGTTAGCTGGTGAATCAAGAGCCGATTATTCACCTGTAGAATTTACTGACACTGGCAATACTGTAATACAATTAGCGGCAACATATATAGAACTGATTAATGAGGAGATTGAAAAAAAGGATGTAGCTTCTTCTGGCTTCATGCAGGATAATATAACCCCTACAGACCTTGAGGTAAATGGTGATACTTTAACAGTAGGTATTAACGCTCCACTGTACGCATCTTACGTAGATGAGGGTGTAAACGGTTGGGCGGTTAATAGAGGATCAAGATTCCAATACAGAACTAAAGGAGTTGATCCAAATGGAGCAATGGTTAAATCCTTAAAGTCTTATATCCAAAGAGAAGGTTTAAGCGCTAGAAATGTTAAAGTATCTGTTACACAAAGAGAGGCAAAGGGTAAAACAATGAAAGATGCCACAACTAAGGCCGCTATGCAAATGGGGTATATGATTAAAAGGCAAGGTATAAAACCTAGGCATTTTTGGCGTGATGCTACAAACAAATTCATACCGATAGCCGAGAAAGAACTCGGTACGGCGGTTAAAATAGATATAATAAATAATTTAGTACCATGACATTTGAATCAACTCCGGCGCAATATTCATCCGTAAACGATCCTTTAGTATACGTAGTATACGACGCGCACGCAGCTAATCCTACTACTTACCCTAACTATAAATACGTAGGAGAAGTTTGGGTTAACGGCGTATTGGTTTTTACTGGTAAGTACTTTCCTAATCCTACAACAAATAGGGGTATAATTGATGTAAGTACAATTGTTCGTGAATATATTACACTTAACTTCTACCCTACACTAGGTACTTTTACTGCTATCGAATTAGCAGAAGGGGAGTGGTCTATATCTATAGTAGTAAAAATACGAGAAGAGTATAGCGGTACCGTAGGAGCCGTAGTATTAACCGACTCTACTCGTACGTACTTTAATCATTATAACGGGCGTATAAACGACTTTACTAACTTAGGAGATTACGACGATGACGTACTAAGTAATAGATCTAACGCTATTACTCTAACCTATACCGGATCTAATTACTTTATCTCCTACTTCGCAGAAACTACCGCTACTTTTAACTTAGTTATAACCGGAGGTACTTCTACCCGTACTAAGACTATAACTCCGGGAGCGGCTAATACAGCTATCGTTTTAAATATATCTCCAGGAGCTATTAACGATGAGTATCCTGGAAACTTTACAAGCGCTACTACTTCTTATACGGTAGCTATAGGATCGCATACTTATAAAGTTAGCGTTATTTGCGAAGGACTATACACTAACTACTACGTACACTTTTTAAATAAGTTAGGAGCTTACGATACTTTCCTATTTAATAAAGTATCTCGTAGGACTTTCGATATAGAGAAAAAGTCGTACCAACAGTTACCGTATAGGGTTAGCGCCTCGGGGGTGGTATCGGTTCAACAGGATAATACATTACATAGGCAGAAGACTGACTTTGCCGGTAGGTACCGCGAAAAACTGCGTATGAATAGCGATTGGCTTACCGACGTAGATTACCAATGGCTATCGGAGTTGGTTCTATCTCCCGACGTTTACGTAGAAGACGAAGGAGAACTATACCCGGTAACGATTACTGGTACTAACTACGAATTTAAAAAGCATATCGTAGACGGGTTAATTAACTTAATGGTAGACGTAGAATTTGGCGGTAGTTATAAAACCCAATTCGCATGATAGAGCTTTACCTAGAAAATAATAAAGTAGATATTAACGAGTCGTTTAGTACGATCCTAACTTTAGCTATCGACGATATTAAAGATTTCGGAGCTAAAAATAGTACGTTTAGTAAAACGATAATACTACCAGGAACAAAAAATAACAATAAACTATTGGGTAATATTTTTAGCATTAACGTTGCTAATGATTATAACTCTGCTCAAGATAACGTAGGTATAAACTTTAACGCCGCTATAGCCGCTAACGCTATAATATTTGCGGATAATATGCAAGTATTTAAAGGTATATTTCGAGTACTAGAGGTTATAATAGAAGATGGCTTTATAGAATATGAGTGTGCCGTCTTCGGAGAACTTGGCGGTTTTATAGCCGCATTAGGTACTAAAAAGCTCGAAGATTTAGATTTCGGTATCGCAGACGTAGCCTGGACTAATACTAATATCGCTAATAGTTGGAACTCTATAGCAGGATCCGGCGTATACTTTCCTCTTATAGATTACGGAGTAGTATCTACTAATAAAGTAGACTTCGACTTTAAAGCCTTCCGCCCGGCGCTATACGTTAAAGAATATCTAACTAATATTATAAATACTTCGGGCTATACTTGGGACTTTCCTTTACTTAGTACTTCGTTATTCGATCGGTTAGTTATACCAAATAATCAAAAAGAATTAACTAAGAACACATCTGACGCCTTAGTCGCAACTGCTAAAACAAAGAATTACACAACTGCTTCAGATAATATTGAATTTAATGTATCTACTGCTGGAAATTTTACAGTAACGGGAAACGGTAGTATTTTTACTTATAATTCAGGAACACCATTTGCAGGAAGTATTGTTTTAAATGTTGCAGGTATAATAAATGCCATAAGTCCATCAAGTGACTTTACAATACAATTAAGAAAGAACGGAACACCAATCTCAATTGTTACTTATACACTGCCTGGAAGCGGTTATAACTTTAATGCAAACTTAAATGTAGCATCTATTACGTTAGTTAATACAGATTTTTTAGATGTTGATATAATTGCAAATTTATCTGATTTAGATATAGAGCAAGGGTATTTTAATATAATATCTACTACTCCTACGGATACTACTATTAACTACGGTGAAAATATAGTTATAAACGATACTATACCTAAAGGAATACTTCAGAAAGAGTTTTTTTCTTCTATAGTTAAAATGTTTAACCTATATATATTCGAAGACTATACTACCGAGAAGAAAATTAAGGTATCTCCTTTTATTACTTTTTACGAAGACGCTACGGCGGTAGATTGGTCGCTTAAAGTAGACCGTTCGAAGCCTATGCGAATAAAGCCAATGAGCGAACTAAACTCTAGATACTACGGCTATAAGTATAAAACGGATAACGATTTCTACGCCGAAAACTACCGTAAAAAATATAACGAAGGTTACGGAGATTATATTTACGATAGTTTTTACGAGTTCGCTAAAGAAACCACTTCGGTAGAATTAATATTTGCTCAATCGGTTTTATACCAATATCAGGGTACAGATAAAATATATCCGGCTATTTATAAACTTTCTAACGAGAATACGAAAGAAGATAAAGTAGATAGCGTAATTAGGATACTACAGGCTAAGAAGATTACCGGAGTAACTTCGTGGGCGCTTAAAAACGGAGGCACTACTTTAGCTTCTTATACCGCTTACGGTTACGCCGGGCACTTAGACGATCCTACTACTTCTACTTTCGATCTTAATTTCGGAGTACCTAAAGAGATTATATTTACTACTACTTCCTATACTCCTAATAATCTCTTTAACGTATACTGGAGTTCCTACCTCGCCGAAATAACCGATAAAGACTCTCGACTTCTAACCGTTACTATGAAATTAGCTTATAAAGATATATATCAACTCGACTTCTCTAAGCTTATATGGGTAGACGGGGTACTATATCGTTTAAATAAAATAGAAGACTTTAATGCTTCTAAAGAAGATACCTGTAAAGTTGAACTAGTTAAAATTATAAATAGGATATACTAATGGCGGATATAAATATAAAAGCGCAGATACAGGTAGATACCGGAGATAGCGCTAAGAAAGTAGAAGGAGTACAGAACGCGGTAAAAAATACCGGAGCCGGAGTTAAAGACGCTGGTGCGCAATTCGGAAAGCTTAAAGGAGAGTTAGGCGCTTTATCTCCGGCGTTAGGTCAGGCTTCGCAGGGAGTAGGAGCCTTAACGCAGGCTTTTAATATCCTAAAGGCTAATCCTATAATCGGAGTATTCGCTCTTATAGCGGGGTTAGTCGTTGCGTTATTTCAGAAGTTTAAGCAAATGGAAGGCGTAACCGACTCCCTAGGTAAAGCCTTCGGCACTCTTAGCGGAGTATTTAACACCTTTATAAACGGTATCCTAACGCCTTTAATCGATGGCTTTACTTGGCTTATAGAAAATGTTACAAGTGGTCTTGTTGGCGCTTTGTCTGCATTAGGTGTAACAACAGAACAAACCGCTAAACGGTTTGGTGAAATAACTGAAGCACTTGATGATCTAGAAGATGCGCAACGAAATTCTGCTATAGCTACGGCAGAGGCTAATCGTAAATTAGCTGAAGCTAGAGAAATAGCAGCAGACGCTAATGTACCTGTAAAAGAAAGAATAGCGGCGCTTAAAGAAGCAGCTCGTATTGAAAAAGAGGAGAGCGATAAAGTAATAGCTATAAACCAAACTAAGGCTCGATTACTTCTCGAGTCTATGGCTATCGAGTTAGGTGCTCGAGCGGACGTTATTAAATCTATTCGAGATGGTTCTATCGAATCGTTAAAGGCGGCTCGTTTAGAGTTAATGAATATGAAGAACGTTGATAAAGAGAAGCTATCTCAAATCGACGCTATGATTATTGCAGCGGAAGACGCCGCTGCACAAAGCTCTAAAATAGCTAAGAAAACACAGGGGCAGATAACTTCTATAGAAAAAGAGGAAGAAGATAAAAGAAAAGCAATAAGAGAAAAAGCTGCGGCGGATAAAAAGAAAGCGCATGAAGACGAATTAGCTAGGATTAAAAAAGAACGCGACGCGTACTGGGATCGCATAGCAGCCGGTAGGTTAGGAGAAGAAGAACAGACGGCTATAGATAATAGGCGTAAGGAATCTATTAAGAGTATAGATCCGGTTATTAAAGGTGCGGCAGAATTAAATATTCAAGCGATAGGAGCGGTGTCTAACGCTAATACGGAAGCTGCGTTAAAGAAGAAAAAGCAGGATGACGAAGACGCTGCTAATGTAGAAAAAAGAGAACAGGCAAAACGTAATGCGCTTAAAGATACGGGTGATGCATTAAATGCTGTAGGGGAAATAGTTGGCAAACAAACGGTGGCTGGTAAAGCTTTAGGTACTGCAACAGCATTGATCAATACATTTTTAGGTATTACAGAGATATGGAGAAATAGAACTATAATACCCGAGCCTTTCGGTACGATTTCTAAAGTAGCTGCTACCGTTACGGCTGCGGCTTCCGGCTTCGCTGCCGTTAGAGGTATTATGAGAACCCAGGTACCGGGCGGAGGCGGCGGATCCGGACAGTCTATACCTTCGGTATCTACAGCTACGGCTCCTATACAACCGCAGTCTTTAGGTATGCAATTAAACTCGGCTTCTATACAAGGTATCGGAAACGCTGCCGCCGGAGGAGTTAATAGAGCTTTTGTATTAGATTCGGATATAAACAATAGCCAAGAAAGACAAGCAAGACTCCAAAGGGCAGCAAGATTAGGATAATAAATAAAAAAATATATAAAATGAAAAAGTTACCAGTTTACGAAATGCTAATCGATGAGAATGTAGATAGCGATATGCAAGTGGATTTCATCGCTCTCGTAGATAAGCCAGCAATTAAAAAAGACTTCCTAAAATTTAATGAAGACTTTGTTGAACCATCAAAAGGAGAAAGGGAAACAGATTTTATTCCAAGGTGCATATCTTATATAGTAGGTGAGGGAAAGGATAACGAACAGGCTGTGGCAATTTGTTATTCTATATGGGAACAACATTTTAAAGTATATCAATACGATGATTTTGGTGGTGAAGGATCTGGTTGCAGTGGAGATAATTGTGGTAGACCAGCTGGTAGTAGTAATATAGTTGATAGCCAATCTAAGAGTATTGTATCAGATTTGGAATCTGGAAAAAGTCCAAGCGTTAGTGATTTGACAAAGTTGTATAACGAAAACCCAAAAGCTGCAGCTATTATAGAAGATCTGTCATATAGTTTACAAACTTCCTACAAAAACCTGGATAATGAGCAAAAAGATATTTTTGATAAATTATCAACCAACAAGGACTATGAACTGTATAGAACTGATACGAGGTATAATATTAGTAATACAAAACCTAATGATGTATTGGATTTTGATAGATCTCCAACTTTTGTATCTTCTGACGTAAACTATGTAAAAGATTATGTAAAAACACAAGGAAACAATGATTCTATAATTGTTTTTCCTAAAGGAACTAAATCAATTAGGCATAAAGGAGAAAGAAACCACGAAGTGATAAATGGAAAATATGAAGTAGATAAGATAGTTGATAATCAAATAATCTTAAAAAACAAAAAAGTTAAATCATCTTTTGTTAAAGCATTTGCAATACAAGACGAAGAAAAGCGTATTATATCAGGGCCATTAATGATAGCAAATCAGAAGATTTATCGTAATGATCCTGAGATGGGGGAATATGAAGTATTCTTTTCACCTGAAACAATAACTAAAATAGCTATTAAGTTGGCTAAAAAGGGATTCCATAATAATGTAAACCTGATGCACAATGCTGATATGCAGGTGCCTGGTGTTACTCTATTTGAGATATTCCAATCAGACAAGAGTAGGGGCATAATGCCTATGAAAGGATTTGAAGATCTAGCAGATGGTACCCTTTTTGGATCTATGTATGTTGAAAATGATGTTGCATGGAAGTATGTTAAAGATGGTTTGATCAAAGGGTTTTCAGTAGAGGGTAACTTTGGAATGAAGAAAAAAGATAAGTATGATGAAACATTTGAAAAAATAGTTCAGATCTTAAATGAAACAAACGACTAATATTAACCACTTATTTTTAAATACTATAAATTATGTCCACAAAAGACGCAATCGAAAAAATAAAATCCATGCTTTTCGGTGATATGGAGAAGCAAGTAGCGGTACCACCTCCAGCAGAACCTCAGAAGTTTGAAGATTATAAGCTTAAATCTGGAGCAGTTGTATCTATTGATAAGCTTGAAGTTGGCGGATCTGTAACACTTGAAGGCGCACCTGCACCAGATGGTGAGCATGAACTTGAAAATGGTAAAGTAATTATGGTTAGTGGTGGATTGATTACCGAGGTTAAAGAAGGTAATGTTGCAGCTCCAGCTGTAGAGGTTGAAGTAGAAGCTATGAAAAAACTACCCGGTATGTTTAGTGAAATGGAAACTGGAGTTAATGAACTTAGGAAACTAGTTGAAGACCAAGCAAAGACTATTGCTACACAGCAAGAATCTTTAAAACAAATGTTTTCTTTGGTTGAAACCATCTCGAATAATAGCATCGAAGCTCCTAAAGAACAGTCAAAGTCTTTTGAAGAAATGACTCCTCTAGAGAAGTTTAGAGCACAAAAAGGATAAATAATGGCATTAAAAATAAAAGATGGTGTAGAAATATGGGCTTACGGCCCAGGTTCTAATCCATTTACAAGCGAATCTAATCTAAGTCAAGATCAATTGGAACATCTTAAAAGTAGATTTCCAGATGAGATTGAGGAAGAAGAAAAAGAAGTTAAAATTTCAAAATCTAAAAACAAATAAACAATGGCAATTTCTGCAACAATCGTGGACATCAGAGGCAAAGCCTATGAGCCCATTCTCGAGGAGCTTCTGTTT